GTTACATATAATTTCCTTTTACTATAAATTTTATTTGCATTGGGGTCGAAACCCTTTGACACTCGGGCATTAGCCTTTGTTAGTGGTGCAAATTTAATTGCTAATCAATCTTTTGATTTTATTTAATATTGTAGAATTTTTGCGCTTTATTTAAAGTAGTAAAACTTGCAACCGTCTCTAAGAAAAATAGGTTGCATGAACGGTGAAGAGAATAATAAATCGTTATTGTTATTAGATAGTGATTCAGAAGAAGAACAGATATGGCCTACTGCGCGTGGACCAGCCTTTGTGAGTATATCAATACCGAGGTGGGAGACACGGATCCAACGGCTTATACGCCGCTTCCGCTTGGGACGGCAGCAGAGGTGTTTGATCGCGTGTGTAATGTGTTTGGTTGGACTGTTTTGTCTAGGACAACTGTTACGGCCGCACAGAACCACTCCCAAATGCTCACATATAAACTCAACACCCGGGACACTCGATCCCGGAGATTTTTGCGATGCTGTATGATAGATAAAAAGAAGTTTAACCACGATTGTGCTGCCTACTCGAAATCCTTTACGACAGAAGGGGATTTTGAAGCAGCAATAAAGATAGATAAGAAAACGTTAATAGACTGGACAAGAGATTTGCGTAGGTATTATATACCCCACGCACAAGGGCCCCCAGTAACCACTACCGGGGACAACACGGGAATACAGCAGGATGCACAAAACACAACTTTGGTAACAGATTTGGTCCTTGAAAAAGACGCACAACAGGTGACCCAAGAGGATTGGATATTGGAGAGGTCGTCCACAGAGAAGATATATGAGTTTCCAGAGATTTTAGATCGTTGGGTCCCTATGTCTCAAATACAAGTGGCCAAAGATACAGAGGGAGAGTTAGCCCATTTTTTACTGCCACATGATTTGGAGAAGGATTCATGTGTTAGTAACGTTTTCCCTTTTGAGCAGTTTGCCTACGGGAGTTATGAGTTTGAAGTACAGGTACATTGTACCTCTAATCCACGGCAAGCTGGGCGGGTTATAGTTGCCGCGACACCAGATCCTGAGGGCCTAGACCCATCATATTTTTCACACTGGAGCCAGATGGTTCAACGCCAGCATGCTTGGATTGATTTTGCGAGTGGTTCGACTGCTAGTTTAGTGATACCATTTGAGTTCCATAGATCATTTGTGCGAAATATAGACCATGGACAGAATACTGCGGGAGTATTAGGAGGAGTCAGTTGTAGGATTGATATCTGGATTGCTTCTCAGTTGAGGGTGGGTGAAGGACAAGATAGCAATTTATCATTGCAGCCATTTGTACGTGTAAGGAAGGCCAAGTTTGCAGGAATGGGGTTTAAAATTAACATTAAAGCACAAGGGCCCATAACTGATAAAATACGCAGTTATAAAACTGTTATAGATGAAGCAGATAAGCTACTTCAAGTTGTCGGAGAGACGACCGGGCTGGACAAGCCCATAGACCCAACGTTAAATATGTTGGTGACTCCTGTACCTAGAATGCATTTCGCGTGTGGGAAAGGAATAACGGACGCTAGTGTGTTAAAACTGAGCCATTTCCAAACTACATCTATGCCCCCGCGGGTAAAGGAGATGATTAAGCATTCTACAGTGCAGGATATAGCTAGTCAATTGGGCTTTTTAGGCTCTTTTGTGTGGTTGAGCACTTTTGTGCCTGGGGATTTATTAAAGGCTATCGTAATGAGTCCCTGCGATTTTCTGAATCCGCTGTCTAGTTCTACTACATTTCCCACATGGTATCCAACACCGGTTAGCATGGTTTCAAATATGTTCCAATTTTGGACAGGGACAACAGTGCTGTCTTTTATATTCCCTGCTACAGACCAGCACAAAGGTAAAATTTTGTGTACCATTGAGTTTACGCGTACAGCATCGGACGATAAGGATGAAAAGTGCCAATCTTATGCCGCTTATCATGTTGTGTTTGACCTAGGTGAGAATCGCCGGTTTGACGTGACAGTACCTTATATTTATGATACGCCATGGCGCAGGTGCAACGTTGTGCCATTAGCGTCGCATTACGGGATGACTGATGTCAAGGAGGGAGTCAAATACAGATCCGGCTTATTACAGAAAATTAACACCCGTGTGACTCTTAAGATTGTGAATCCACTTAGGTACAACAAGACTGTGGCGCCAGCAATAGAGTGCTTGATGTTTGCCTCTGCAGGACAGGATTATGAGCTGCTGGGTCTGACACAGTTTAACCAATTATTACCAGCAGGAACACAACCAAACATGTTCCCAGACGCTTACACTGCTAATCCAGCAACAAGGAAGAAGAGAAGTGGTGACAGTAGGTTCACACTCAAAAAGATGGAGCATGCACATAAGAACTTAGGTGAGATTTTACGTCCCACGGTTCTTGATAAGACTATGGGAACAGATGAAAAACAGGTGTATGAGGCACAATTAAACGCGCTGAGGCTACAAATGGAAGAATACCGGAAAGAGAAAGAGCGGTTGGAATCCATACAGCAACCCACAGAGGATGAATGTGTAGAAAAGGCCTGTACACAGGATATGGTAGCTGCATTAGCACAGTGGACCTCCTTAAACCAACGTAACCTTATAGGTCATAAACCAAGTAAGAGTTGGATGGAAGTTGTGGATGCCTTACCCAATAAACCAGTTGATGACTACACTGAGGGACACCAAACCATGGTACAAGACGCAGCAGTAGGAGGACCTTACTACGTTGGCGGTGACGCATGGAAGAAAATGGCAGGCCTCGGGGCATTGCTACCTACGATTAGATGGGTTGATATACCTAGGGCTCAAGGGCATGGAGATAGGCAAGTAGAGCCGTTGAAATTTGCACCAAAGACAACAACGTCACCAGTGACAACACTGGTTTCGCAACCTGAAAATTCGTTGTGGACAATTATGCGGACACCAATCCAGATCCAACGACAAAAAGAAATTCCTGCATTAGGGGCTTTAATGACAGCATACTACATTCCACTAATGCCCCCCCAGTGGACTTACATAGCTAAAGACGAAGATAAAACTAAACCAGTGGTCTTTGACTCTATGGTAGTCACATCACCTCATGTAGCTCTTACTAGCCAGTTCAGGTTCTGGCGTGGTAGCATGCGCTACACCATTGTGGCATATGATGCCAAGGCGCCTATATATATCACTTACATTCCTCATAGTGGAACCAGGTGGGTGGGAGCAAGACAATTGTCTAATGATAAGGATCAGACATTTTCCCAATTGGCATTGGGAATGACAGGGAATCGTACAGAGATTCTAATACCGCAGGTGAACCCTACTGCGCATGTTGAAGTCCCATTTTTATCCGAGAACGTATGGTGTACCATGAATAATGGGAACGTGACAGGAAACTGGTATTGGAGAGACAAGGGAGATGATAATGCAGGTCACTTAGTATTATCCAGCGAGGAGAAAGTCAAAGTAGATGTATGGTGGTCAGCAGGGGATGACTTTAGATTTGCCAGTTATATAGGATCAGTGAACTGTGGCAGACCAAGGGCAGCAGATGCTTTGACTGATGACCATCCCCGCGCACAGGCGGATTTTAGGTTACAGGAGGGTACTAGTCAAGAACTAGTGCCATCCGCCCAAGTAGACGTATGGGGAGTGGTTTCCGCGGTTAGTTCAGTGTGCACAACAACGCTTTCCGTACCAAATATTATAGGATTGAGATCACTGATAGGGGATGCTCGTCCCCTTGTTGGAAAGACAAGCGACGTGTTAGATGCCGTTGCCACCAACTTAGCACAGTCTCAAACTGTACTGTCCTCTATGTTGGGGACAGTTGAAACTGCACCAAAAATTTTGGAACAGGTCGCTGAGAAGATAGTTGCTGTTTTTAATAAAGTGACGCGGGCCACCCTAACTACAGTGACAGTCGTCAAGGGCTTGTTAGATATGTATGTGTGTTGGCAAACAGCAAATGTGACGGTGATGATTACGACGGTGATTAGGTGGCTCATGGATATGGGTCTCATCATGGCGGACCAACTCGGGAAAGCTATCCAGGCTTTTAAAACGCTTTTCACTATGGATGACATTCCTAGGGCTCAGGCAGAGAGGGATAGTAGGATCAAAGATTTCATCAGATATGTGGTAGAGATGCTGGGTTGCACCATGCGCTTCTCAAAGGCCAGAGTTAATGCAGTTGTATCATTCATGCTGTCATACATAAGACTTAAAGATTTGTGTTTTACAATACGAAATGTACAGTTTTTATTTAGGTTCTTGGAGGCCTTTGTGGAGGTTGTCTCTGATCTCTGGTACTATTTTGTGGGGTTTAGCGACCCTGAATCCAAATTAGCGCACATTGTGCAAAAGAAGGGGGACATTCTATTAAATTATGTCAGTGATGCGCATTTTTTCCTCAGGCCGGAAAGTAAGAGGTTGTTAAAGGTGTCCCCTAAGGCACGTTTAAGATATTACGGCATGTTGCAGGTATCCTATATGCTAAAGAAAGTATTACTTAAGCTTAACTCAAAGGAACCCGCAGTGGGTGAAGTGGGCAGACTAATAGATAAAGTGCTTAAAATGAATGATGAGATATTTGAGGATATAGCCTCTAGCCCCATCCGCTTTGAGCCATTTGTAGTTTGTCTACATGGAGAGAGTGGTATAGGGAAATCGTTTTTGAGCACTGCACTTGTAACAGAGCTGATGGAAAAAGTAGGGTGGCCTCGAGACGTAGACCCCATTTATATAAGGACTCCTGGTAAAGATTTTTGGGATGGCTACTGTGGACAGCCTGTCGTAATATTCGATGATCTACACAATGTGGGGGAGGCCCAAGCTAACGTATCCACGATCTCTGACATTTATGCACTCAAATCAAGTGCAGTATTCAACCCCAATATGGCAAAGTTAGAGGAAAAGAATATGCGGGCCAATCCAATGCTAGTAATTCTGTTAACAAATGTGCCTTTTGTGCAGTTGCCGGAGATGAATTGCTTAGAAGCTTACTACCGGCGAAGAGACTTGGTGGTGTACGTTGAGAAGAATGAAACTGAGCACAGGGAAGATTTTGGACATTTAATGTTTGAGAACTACAAGGAAAAGGTACCAACAGCACTCACCCCCAATGGCGTGAAGTCAGGCTATAAGATGGGATACGCATCATTTGTATCCTTTCTTAAAGAAAAATGGGGAGTCTACTACGAGCAAGAAGCTAAGAACGTGAGGTTTAGGTGGTCACATTACCTAAAGTGTTTACAGCGGGAAAGTGAAGAGCACTTGCTCCAGTATGATCCCTATATATTGATGTCAAAACACTTAGCCCAAACTGAAATGGCCAGCGGAAGAGCGAGCACTGTAATAGAAGATATGGATACAGCCTTTAGTGCCTATCTAGCGAACGCACAGATAGATTCACCCCTAGACATGTTTGTAAAGACCTTTGAGCAAGAATTGAGGGAGCCTTCCGTGAGGTCGCAGTCAGATATAGAGGATTATAGAGACATCTTTGGAGCAGGAACCCAGTTTGTGGACTTGTTGGTAAGAGAGAAAATCGTGCGGGAACAAAATACCACTTTTATGGGCGACACTCAAGATGCCGCTTTTGTGCCTAGTGCTAGAATTTATGAGAAGATAGCAGTTGGGTTAACTAAGATCTGTAATATAGACTTGCTCGAGAAAATAGGTAGTGTATGTGGATTCACAGTGGGGTCTTGTTCAGAGTGTGGTATCAGAGGGCGAATAATAGTAGCCGCATGTGATAAAGCACACGATGAAGATTGCAAATTTGAGTGGTGTGGACCCTGCCTCATGAAAGGGATTCCTCACGCAGGAACCTACGTGTACCAACAAGGCAAGATGCAGAAGTTTTATTATGTTTTGAAGCAATTGATAGCTACCATCGCTGTTGGGGTGAACGTGAGTGTTGGTTTTGTGTGTATAGCACTGTTAAGCATGGCTTCGGCCATGTTCAGTGTGTTAAAAGGGCTAGGATATTGGAATATATTATATGGTTTCTTCAATATGATGATGGGCAATTTTCTTTTCGGAGCTAAGCTGATCTTGCAAGGGTCTGTTTTACACGCCATTTTAGGTGCGTGGACAAAAAATTATGACTTGTCTTATATGGCAGATTTCTCATTACATGTTACTGGGGTTTGGGCTTTTGTGATGCGAACATGGCAAATATGGTTTGGGGGCCCAATGCAGGTCACTGCCCAAGCAGAGTCACTTATGAACTTAGACCACGTGGATGGGTTGAAAGATCCAGACCCGCAATATAGAACAGTTCTGCGGCAGTATCCACCATGTTATAAGCGGATGGCTCCAATTGATGGGAGATCAGAAACGTTGTGCCATCACTCTCAGGCGATTCATGCACGTGAAATCTCAAGTCTAAGACAGGGACAGGGCCCTTACCAATGGTTAGCCCTATTGGACGAAAAAGAGGGGTGTTGGGTACTCCGCAAGGAAGTTGAGGGTGTGAGTATGATAGAGCGACTGCCACTAGGTGTGTGCGGTAGCCTGTGCCTATTACACCATTCAGGGGTGCAGAAGGCCATATTGGAAGCCCTTAGCCCCGTGTGTGAACATGCATTAATGGTACATGATAATAACCATCTGGATCCAACATTGGAGTGGAAAGGCCAGGGACAGTGGTTAGTGCGTAAAGAAAACGACACATTGCTGATTAAAAATCAACCTTGCAATCACCCGTTATGCCCCTTGCATTACCCATCTATAGTTAAGGACATGTGTGAACTGGCAATAGACAGCGTAAATTTCCAGGTTACTGAAGATCAAGAGGTATCACTGGAAACGGTCATGGAAAATAGACCTTACCAAACCTTTACATATAAAGAACGCCTGAAATATGAACGTCCTTATTATTATAAACTATTTGCGTTCCTGGAGTATTTTAAGAAAGTTGCTAACGCTTGTGTGTGGCAGTTTTGCAGTATTAAGGGCACCTTTTGCAAGTTGGCAAAAGTTGTGATGGGTTTAGCTCTTCTGGTTGGGAGTTTGGTAGCTTTTTTTAAGCTGATTTCTAAATTGTGGGCAACTAAACCAGATAATACACCAGCTCCATTCGATTGGGATACAGTACGGGCTGAGTCGAGTGGTGATTACAAAACCACAAGCTCAAGAAGGGCTAAGAACCCTAACCGTAAAGCCCCTACCTCCCGCTTGAAGACACGAGCCCAAGGTACGTATGAGAACTCCATGAGCATCGCAGCCTTAGTCATGCGCAATATGCTACAGCTAAATGTGGTGTCAAAAACAGGAAAGAGTATTAAGCTAAATGGGCTCGGCATACACACTAACATTGTTGTATTTCCAAAACATTTTATGACAATATTGGAGCCATTGATGGGCTCCCACGCATTAATAAACTTGGTACTGCAAGGGGATCGCATGTTCCCTACTTTGTTGTCAGACGAAGATTTTACGCTAGATGAAGCTAATGACTTAATGTTTTGGAAAGGTCCTCCCTCCATCCCATTGTTTGCTAACATTGTAAAACATTTTGCTAAAGAGGATTTCTATGCTAGTAGTGCGATAGCAGGACAAGGGTTTATGATGATACCTCCCATACGCCAGATGCCCATACCCACAATACAGGGCTTGGTTATACATGAATTAGTAACACAACAAACAGTACAGGGCCTTACTGGTGAGTATTACGAAATATTGGACACCGTTACCTATAATTTTAGTATGGACGGGGCATGTGGTAGCCCAGTTCTTAGGACTAGTTCGGTAAGCCCACTACTCGGAATTCATGTAGCAGGGAGTGGGGATGGCGTGAGTGGTACCGGATATGGTTTAATTATAACACAAGAAATGTTGCAATCCCATGGAGTGGTGAAAGCGCAAGCCCAAGATGTGGAACTGAAGTGTATAGATGAGGCAGTCACCAACTTCGACGAATCAGTAAATGTAGTAGAACTTGGCGGAGTTGAGCCAAAGTTATCAGTAATACAGCCCAAGCAAACAAAGATTATTAAAAGTTTAATAGCTGATGACTTAGGTGTGGACCCATGTAGAGTGCCAGTACCACTTGGACCAAACGAGGGGGTTTACGCTAAGACAAACCTTACCCCATTGACATCTGGCTGTGCCCACCATTCGTGTGATGTGGCCGATATTGGTGCCCAGGTGGAGGAAGAAGTCGGTGCTGTACTGTTGGCAAGGTATGAAGGTACAGCCCCTACAATTGTTCAGCCACGTGTACTAACGCCTGAACAAACAGTAACAGGATTTAAGAATGTGGACTACTATGATCCGATGGACTTAAGAACAAGCCCAGGATGGCCATATAACCGTCTCAGGGATGGAGATAAACATAGCTGGATCACTATAGAAAGAGATGAGGATGAATACCCATGTAAGGCTACCATAGACCCTGATGTGTTAGATATAGTGGAAGAGAAAATGCAGATGAGGCGATCCGGGATAGTACCACATACAGTTTTTGCCGATGTACTCAAGGATGAACGGAGAAAAAAAGAGAAGGTTGCACAGGTCGGATCTACACGAGTGATTTGCATGTCACCGCTAGATTTTACAATAACTATAAGGATGTATTTCTTGCATTTTATGGCCATGTTCATGGCAAATAGGCTGCGCTTAAATCATGCAGTCGGAATAAGCCCCGATGGACCCGAGTGGACAGACTTGATAATGAAGTTGCGGGCAGTGAACCCTCTTAAATGTTGGACTCTCGATTATAGAAATTTTGGACCAGGCTTTAGTGCGAGAGCTGGTAGAGCTGCATTCAGAGTTATGATTGAGTGGACTCGTAATCATGTTAAGTGCAATCAGGAAGACATTAAGGCTATGGAAATTATGGGGTATGAACTACTACAATCGAAACACATATGCAACGATCTAATATACCAGCAGACCTGTGGCAGCCCTTCTGGTGCTGCATTGACAGTTGTGATAAATTCTTTGGTAAATGAGTTTTACTTAATATGGGCAGTGAGATCTCTGATGCAGCAACTCCATCCTACCTGGAATGAAGTGGAAGTAAATGAAGAAGCAACAGCGCACGTGGTTTATGTAACCTACGGAGATGATGTTATAGCATCAACGAGTGCCAAGTACATTGATTCCATAAACGCCAAAACGATTAGCGCATTTCTCCAAAGGTATAACATAGCATCAACAGATAGTGCTAAGGGCGAACAGGTACAAGCTTATGGGGACTATGAGACAACTTTCTCTTTTTTGAAGAGAGGAATGAAACCACACCCGCGTATGCCTGGTAAGTGGCTGGCACCTATAGAGTGGCACGTGGTGGAGGAAGCTGCTTATTACTCACACAGTTCAGGGAACCTGATTGAGAACACTATGGAGAATGCTCAAGCTTCATTATTGCTAGCTTATGGGCACGGGGAGGAAAAGTTTAACGATTGGCGAGCTAAGGTGAACAAGTGCCTAACGCGTAGGGGTATGAGACCGTTAATTATAACATGGCAAGACCTGAACCACATATTCTTCCCTAGTAGCAGAGTGCTTTCCCAGGCGGTAGTTAGGTTTGAGGTTAACCATAGGTATAAGTATGCTTGGGTGCAAGACAATGTGTTAGACAACAACGAGGAAAGCCTGTTGAAAGCCATATTGGCACCTGATGAACCACCAATTTATAGAGAAGTTGTAGCACAGGCGTTTAAGCCCAGCCTATGCAATAAAGGGGTACAGACATATCGTAAATTTAAAGGGTTAAATTGAGTTTTTTTTTT